GGATAATTTCTTCATCATTTGCTTTAGTACTACCTGCTCCAAATTGCATTTGTAATGTTCCTTCATTTAAAAATCTAGTAGCAAATCTTCTTTGTACTTGCTTTAATTCTAATACATAAGGAACTTCAGTATCCACAGAATAATTAGGATCATTAAAATTAGTATTTCTTATGCTATTAAATACATTTTCTTGAGCTAAATTAGGTACTTCATACCATTCATTACCATCAGAATCTATACAATCTAATACACCAATTATATTACCAGCTATTATATTTTTTGTATCAAATTTTATAGCATTATTAAATGTGAATTGTTGTGTTTGTATAGTTGCTGATATTGCTTTTCTTGTCTTTTTTAATAGATAATAAGTTGGATTAACTCCTGATATTTGATATACAGAAACTTCTGTTGGGTCTAAAGAACTTGAAGCACTAAAATCTACTGCATCTTCAATAATAAATTTCATTGATGAATCTACATTTGAAGATACTTGAGTATTTTCTGGAATTACTAATGCATAGTCATAATCAGGAACATATACACTTGCACTTAATTTTGCTGGTATTTGTTGGAAAAAGTCTAAATCTACTGATGCTACTGTTGTTACTTTAGGTACATAACCTAATGAATATGCCATAGCAAATAAATTATCAATTTGTCTTGCTTTTTGAATAAATGTTTCTTGAATTTGATTATCTAAGTAAAAAGACAAAACATCTCCAACGTAAGCTGCCATTTCCATAAACAACATACCAGTTGAAGTATCTGTAAAATCATTGTAGGTATTTGGGAAATACGTCTTAGAATATTGTATTAAATTATTTCTAAGAGTATTAAAATCTCTATCAATATATCTTATATCTCTATTTAATTTGCTCATTATTGTAATAATATATTTATTTCATCTTCTACCCCAAAATTTTCAATTTGATACGTTAATGTAAAATTAACCTCATTTCTATCAGGTTTATTATCAAATATAATTTCTTTAACTACTACATTTGGGAAAAATCTTATTATATCATCTTGAATCATATTTTTTAGATCATCTGTTGTTACATCTAAAATCTGATCAAATAATAAATTTCTTAAATCTGCCCCAAAGTTTGGTCTAAACACTCTTTCACCCTTGTTAGTTAATAAATAATTAACCATATTAGCTTTTATTTGATCTCTAGTAAAAAATGTAGGTACAAAGACAGCATCTCCATTTAAAGGAAAACCAAAACCAATTGCTTTGCTAGGTTTTAAATCTATAGGAAATTTACTTTGTATTATTCTTGCCATTATTTTTTACTCATTAATCCCATTATTTGACTCATATCAACTTCTCCTGCTGGTAAAGCACCATTACCTACATCCATATTTGGGTTTGGTTTAAATGATTGTGCATACTGTGAATTATAAGTTGCCCCTGTTTCCCCTAATATGTTTTTATATGCTTCTCTTTTTTGTTCTGCAGTCATTGTAGGTTGTTGTGGAACATTTGGTGATGTTTTTGTTTCCACTACTGGAATAGGATTGGAGTTAGTTATAACTTTTGGAGTCTTAACAGCTTCCAGTAAAATCTCTTTTAATTCTTCTTGAATTGCTTCTTTTACTGCTTCTTTTATTACTAATTTTAGCGCTGATGTCTTCATTTTATTTATAAATATTACGTTATTAAACTTTTATTATTATTTTTATGCCTCTCGTATTATGAATTGTGATAAATTCCCCACAAATCTATTTCCTGTTAATTGATTATTCTTAAATGACCAATCATAAATTCCTAAATCATCTGGTCCTATACTATATGTTTGTTTTGTAACTTCTCCATTTCTTGAAAAACCTAAAAATCTAAATGTTTTAGGAGTTTCTACATCTGGGTTAGGTATATTTAATTCTAATAGAGTTTCGTATGTTCCTCCTACATAATCATTTTTCGGTCCAGGTGGTTCGGTATTTGATCTAGTAGTTATTTCAATTTCACACGGTTTATGAAATACTACAGTACCCACTACAGGAAATGCTATTCCTACCAATGAAGCGCCTGTTCCTGGTACCCCATCAACTATTATTTCTGTAGTTTCAATATCACCAGTAGTTGAATTAGTTGCTACTAAAGTAAAGGCATCTGTAAATACGGTTTCTTGTTCTCCTCCATATCCATCTTCGTCAAAATTATCTACTTGTGTTATCCCTTGAGTTGTGTCTCTATTGATTAAAACTTCTTCAAATGCTGCAACCCCAAACCTTAATGTTAATAAGAAAGTATCTATTTTATATTTGATTTCATCAACTAAAACTTCTACTGATGTACTGTATGAATAATCATTAGCATATATTCCTTTAGGTGAATTATATAATGTAGATGTAGTTACATTATTGGTAAATTTATTTAGATATACTTCCATTCCTGGGTTAGTTCTTTCAAAATCTCTAAATCCTTTAATCCTTCTTCTTGGAAAACTAAATTCATTATCAGGATCAAATTCTATAGATAAAACATATCCTTTATATATAAAAGAGGGTCTCGCATCAGGTTGTAATGCTGCTATTAATTCTGCTTCTGATGCTGCATTAAGTGCAGGGTTAGAATTTACTCCAGATGCTGTTAACGATTCTTGTACATCAGCATTTATAACTGATGCTACCTCATCTATTTCAGATTGAGGTAATGCTGGGCATTGATCACCTTTATCTATTATAGTTTTTACCATAGTAAGTGTTGTTACAACAGGTGAAATTGAAGCATCTAATGCGTTTAATCCTGTTACAGTAGTATTTATCATACCACTTACTCCTCCTACTAAAGTAGGAACAGCTCCTGTTACACCCTTACCATAAGTTAATAATTTATCTAATTGATCTAATGAATCTGATAAAATTGTTAATACATTTACTGGTAAACCAATACCCCCAGATGGTGGAATAATAGCTGTAGGAATTGGAATTGCTTTAATTACTTTAATTGCACCCTTAACAGTACTTATTATAGTATCTAAAGTTTGAGAAGTAGTTACCATTGTATTTAATGGAATTTGAACTGTTTGTAATGCTCCTGCTATAGAATTTTTATTTTGTATAATACTATTCGTAGCAGATAATACACTTTCTATTGCTTTTGTTCCATCTTGTTTTTGTTTTTCTGTTAATGGAGGAATACTACAAATTACTGTAGGTGTAAGTAATGAGGTAGGATTAGCAATATTACCATTAAGAACATCTGTTATATTAAAAGGTAAATCAGCAGGATTTATTCCAGCTGATTCAATTACTTTCATACCTTCATCCATCAATTTACTTTTCATGGTATCAATAGTAGACTCTAGCCTGCCTGTGTCTTTGGCTACTTTTACTGTTTGACTTACTATTAATTTTTCTAATCCCATTACTTACTTTTACTTATTTTAGATTTATATGTTTCTATAGCCCCAATACATTTTTGAGCTGCTTGTTGAACTTGAACAGCGGGGATTGGAATAGCTGGATTTAATACAAATGGTGGTCCTGCACCTATAGGGGTTTGTAATGCACCAGATAATGATACAATTTTATCACATAAGTTTTTAAAATCTGCTAAAAATTTATCTCCTAATATTACAGGTTCAGATGCATACTTATCTCCTAATAAAATTTTATTTGATTTAACTATTGTTTCAGGAGAATCTATATTAATACTTTTTTTAGTATTTAAATTTATTGTTTGTTCAGCTGAAAATAATATAGAATCACTTTTAGCATTAAATAATAACCTTCCAGAATTTAATATTATTTGTTCTTCTGCAAATTTATCTGTAGATGTTGGTTTTTGAAAATAAGAATCATAACTTTTACTAGCTACTTCAATAGGTATTGCTTGAGTAGATGTTAAATAAATACTTGATTTATCTGTATTAATATCTTCTACCTGGGGTACCCAAGGATCTGTTGATTCTTGATGTTGACCATTTTTTAATATAATAATAGGATCACCATCTTCTCCAGTTCGTGACCAAGGATTTGATATTTTAGGTGAAGTTACTGTAGATCCAAATCTAAGAGTATTACCCCATCTACCTTGAAAAATGTTATCACCTTCATAGGGTAATAAATTTCTAATACTTAATTTTTCTGAAAAGGTATCACCTAAATCAATTTCCGTACCACCATCAGTTACCCTTCTAACAGCTCCTGTAGAAGTTTGTTCATAATCCTGTTGTTGAGAAGGTGGTAATAAATTTCCTAAAATTGGATCGGGTATAGCATTATGATGAACACTATTCCATATATTAATAGGTTGAAAATAATAGTAAGATACTTCATTAACATTTCCTTGTACATCACTATTAGGTAATGCCATTATATAAACTATTTCATTTTCTAAAGGAACAATTGATTGATTAGGAAATAAAGGCCTTGCAAAACTATCAGTAGTAAATTGAGTATTAGGATTTGGCTGATTTAGTTTATCAAAAAATATACAACCTATAGAACTCCATTCTCCGAATTCTTTAAATTCTTTAGAATGTGTCTGATCATCAAGCATAGTAGCAATTACTCTACCTGAAAATACATTCGCTGCCCCCTGACTAGGTGAGACAGGACGATTCATATTCCCTAATGAAGAAGGTTGTCTAGGCATTTTTACTCTTTATCTTTTTTTATTTGGAGTTTATCCATTTCAGCTAATAGTGCTTCTTTTTCTTCATCAGAAATACCAATACCACCATCTTCATTTACTGTGTTAACAGCTCTTTGAATAATAGTGGCCATTTTAATTAAAGCATCATCATTTTTAACACCAATTTCCATATATTCTTTTATTAATGGAACTATAAGAGTTGCGTCTCCTATTTCTTGAATAAGAGGTTTTAATTCAGAAATTAAAGCTGAAATTTGTTTTTTCTTTTGAGTTTGATTATCGTAAATTTCATTAAGAATATCTGAAAATTTTTTATTTCCAAATATAATTGAATCCAATTGTCCCATAGTTTTATTTATAAATATGAGAAAATTAAACTATTTAGATGGAAAATAACCATATTCGTAATAGAATAAATATTTTTCTTTAAAAACTTTATGTAATCTATTAGCTATTTTAGTTATTTTAGGAGTTTTAACATCAATCATTTCTCTAATATAGATGTATAATGCTT